TTCTGGAGCAGCAAAAGCAACTACTGAAAACAATTTATTAAGTAAACCTGTCCTTGAGACTAAAGTCGCCACCCTAAAGGTGGCTTTTTCAGTTTCTAAGGAGGACATTCTTAAAAAGTATGAAAATGCGACATCTTTAACAGATGATCAACTTATTGAACTTTTAAGGGCTGTTGGGTTTGAAAAAAGTGGTCTTCGTAGTGCCTGCGCTATAGCAAAGGCTGAAACCAATGGTCGTCCATTGGCTTTTAACGGAAATCAAAAAACTGGAGATAGTTCTTATGGAATGTTTCAAATAAACATGATCGGAGAATTAGGTCCAGAACGTAGAGATTTGTTTAAGTTGGGTTCTAACGTTGAATTATTGAATCCAGTTACAAACGCAAAAGTTGCTCTACATATGACAGATGGAGGCTCTGACTGGTCTTCCTGGAGTTCTGCAAATGGAAAACGGTACAAAGAGTGGTACAACAAGTACCCTTGTAAACAATAAAAATTTAATAATAGGAATGCCCCTCCATTAATTTGGGGGGGTATTTTTATGCCTTATATCCAAGATTTTCAAACTCCCACCACCATTCATTTCTAATTAAGTCCAAGTGTTGATTTTTAAATACTTCAGTATAGTTAATCTCTTTTGGTTTATGATTTAAAAAATTAACGTCCATCTGTATTTCTGGAATTTCATGGGTTTTTAAAATTGGGTTGATTTCATTCTCTATGCCCTTTTCATAATATAAAACTTTATCAACAAGCAATTGATTATCATTATTTAAATAAATATATTTATCACCCTTATACCATGGAAGGTCTCCAATTTTATTATCAAAGTATTTTTTAACTAATTCTTCTTTCTTTTCATTTAATAGACCATTCCACTGAGATGGATTTAATAATATTTTTGAAGTGCTGAGTCTATGGAAAAATGCTGACAAAACTGAGTCATATGGGTTTCTTACAAAAACATAAGATTTAACTTCAGATAGATCTATGTAATTTTTTATCTCTTCATACTTAATATGATGATAAAATTTATTATTTTCTCCATAATTTCTTTCCTTATGCCAACTAGGTACAATGTCTGTTGTGTTTGTTGGACTGGTAAGTTTAGTAACTATAGCGTTCTCTGGTAGAAGTTTAGATAGGACTAGTTCAAGAGATGATCCTCCAACTTTACGATTTTTTAAAAGTAAAAACTTGTGGTCTGGTGAATAAATCATAAAAGTTTACCAACTTCTTTAAAAAATTTATTAGACATTATGCTTGAAGTGTTTTCATTATTCCATTTTTTTATATCATCTTTATGTTTTGCATATTCTTTATTTTCAATTACAAAGTTTAAGGTTTTTACTAAATCTTTTAAAGAATGTGGTTCAAAAAATGATACAAACTTTAACTCATTTAAACCCTTTAAAGTTTTAAATTTTGGTACGACAACATGGTGTTCAAAGGTAAACGAGCAATGCGTTGATCCTGAATTTAGTATATTGCTATAGGGGTATACGGCAATATCTATTAGATTAGATATCCGATTAAATTCTTCATCACTTAAAAATTTATCTATAACAACTATGTTATTATCATTTTTAGACTCTGCTTTTAATTTGTTCATTATTTCTACATCATATCCAAGTCCAGCAATTAACAGCACTATATCATTGTGTATTTTTTTTAACTCTACATATGCTTTAAAAAGCAAGTCAAAATTTTTATAAGAGTTTATTTTTGTAACTGCTCCTACAACAATCTTGTCTTTAAACATACTTTTTTCTTCTATCTTAAAAAACTTATCATAGTTTGAATGAGGAACTATTATTATTTTTTTATGATTTATTGTTATATGTTTTTCTATTTCGCTTAAACTGTCATCAGAAAGCAAATGAATAATATCACTTTCATCGCTTATCTTTTGCATTAATTTAATGTCTAGTTCTAAACTTTTACTTTGATGTGGAAGAGCATTATGAATAGTCCAAATTGTTTTTATGTTTTTTTCTTTATTAATCTTATAACTAAATAACTCTGAAAAATCATTTTCAATAAACTTTTTTTTATTTTTTACAAAGTCCCAAATTGTATGTTGCCAATGAAAGTGGACTATATCTGTATCTAAAGGTATTATAAATGGATTGTCTAATTTTTGTATATTAAAGTTATTAATATGAGATTCACAATAAAGCATTGATTGATATTTATTGGAATGCTCAAAATCTGGAAAAAATTTTAAATTAATCACGTTGTATTGTTAATCTCTATTTATATTTTTCCAATAAAAATTATGATAGTTAATGTCAAAAGTAAATCTCTTGATATGATCAGCAATAGCACCTGTATGAATATATGCTTGAATTCCAGCCTTTTTAACATTCTTAAAAAATGATATATCCTCACCAACAAATTTAGCACCTATGCCGTTTGTTTCTGCAAAAACAAAATTATCTTTGCTTACATTTCTAACTGGCTTAATAATTGATTTATGCATAAGTATTAAACCCATACCAGCAGCATCTGTTTCTATTACTTGGTCATTTGGAAGATCTGTTAAAGACTCTATTTGCTCCATATCATTTATAAACTTATAAGCACATGGAATTGGTCTCATTAAAGGTTTTTCTGGTTCGTTAGAGACAAAGTATAGACCGCTTACAATCTTTGCAGAATCCTTGTCTGCAGCCTCTAGTAGCCTTCCTAAAGACTCTATAGTCAAAACTATGTCTGAGTCTACCCATAATATCCAGTCAGTCTTTATATTGTCTGCCCAGTTATCAAATAGTGTTTGTCTTTGTCTTGCTATCTGGTTTCCACTTACACGTACTGAGCCATGAACTTTAATTCCAAGATGCTGAGCATGAATAACTGTATATAAAAGTCCCTCTGTAAATTTACCGTCGGTATTTCCATTATCGCACCAAGCAATAGTTAGTGTTTCTTCTTGTGTGTTTATCAATTAAATTCCTTTTTTTGCCAACGATTAGATTTATACCAGCCAATCATTGATCGGTTTTTATCAATATTTTCTTTATTATTTTTTTCTATTAGTGAATCATCTTTTTTAATTTTCCAAGACTCTCTTTTAAAAGGTATTATTTGAAGTATTGGAGTTCCTCTTGGAATTAAACCTTCAAAACCTTCTTGAATATAAAACGGTATATTACCATTTCCAACCAGTGTATCAATGTCCATAATGCCAGTAAGACTAATAAAAGGTAGATCATGTCTATTAAATGGATGAGTAACTATTGCACTATACCCCTTTTTTGCATTTAAAATATGTGGATATTTCCAAATAAAATGAGTCTCTGAATATCCGTGTGGAGTAGGAATAATATTTTCGCCAACTTCTCTAACCCCTAATGGATCTGGGTTTTCTCTCCAATTAATTTTTGGCTGCCCATCTTTAACTTCAACATATAAATCTTGAGCAAGTTCTACAATATATCCAATATTAAATGAATCAAAAAATGGCATACAAGATTTTAAATTTGTTATTGGAATATTCTGTCCTTCTTGAATTTTTAAATTATTTTTATTATACCCTTTGATATTTTTATACCACTCTGGTATATGGCTTTTTGCTGGTTTGATGTCTGGCATATATTCACCAACAGAATTAAAATTTAAAATGTTCATAAATACCCCCAGTTATAATTATACAGCAAAACTAAAGAATGTCAATTAAAATTTAATAATGTAATACATGGCAATATTGCGTACACGGCTTGCCACTGGAAATGTAATTGTTGCAAGGTTTCCACCATCTGTTGTTGCACCGCCAGTAGTTCCTCTTTGATATCCATGTGTATGTGATGATGACTGTGTAGATGTATCTTTATCTTGGAAAGAACCAAAACTTCTTCCATTATCTACTGTGCGACCATTATCAAAACCACGAATAAATTCACCACGAAGATCTGGAAGTGTGAATGTTGTAGAACTGTCTCCAGCACCATATGTTGTACCAATTAATGAAAAAAGTGCTGGATAGTCTGCACGTTTTACAGTTGCACCATTACATTCAAGAAATCCTGCTGGAACTGATGGGGCAGCCATTGGAATAATTGCTCCTACTGGAACTTTATCGCTAGGTGAACTTGCTCCAAGAGTTAATGACATAATTAAACATTTTCTCCAGCAATGTGAAACTTAATGTCATTATTAGATGCACAAACAATAAGTTTTTCACCATTAAAGATAACCTGTTCTAAATCAATATACTGTGTTGTTCCTCCAGCAATTGATGTATTTTCTGCTAATGGATATCCTCCAATATAAATGCTATATGATCCAATAATAGGTGCCTTATTTGCCACTACAATATTATTAATTTTCTTTGAAGCATTTGCTGGCGCTACATAAACTGGTGGAATCTTTGTCCATGCCCCAGTAGTTGCTGAATTTGCAACTGTTTGAGTAGTACTTTCGTATGTAAAAGTTGTTGATGTTGGTACTGTTAAAACTCTTGCACCTAATGTAAGATTAAGTTTTGTTTCCACCCCAATAATATCTCCAACTACAAGACCATGTGCTGCACCTGTTGTTACTGTTCCAATGTAATTTACAACTGCAATATTAGTTACTGTGCCTCCTGCATAATAACTGCTCCAAATTAATTGACCTGTTGGAGAAACTGCTGCAGTTGATACGTTTCCAGCAGTTGTTGAATATGTAAAAGTGTTTGATCCAGGGCCAGGAACATCTAATGCTAATGTTGGAATAGTGGCAACGATATGAGTTCCATCAATTGTAGAATCTACTCCTTGAATTACTGCTAATGTTCCAGCAGATGTAATGTTATGGACTACTGAAGTTGATATAGTAGCAACATTTGATGTAATTACTTTATTGTTAATTTGATAATAGTTTTGCGTACCTAAATTAAGATGAGGAGATCCTCTATAAATTGTTTCATTAGTAGCCATTATGATTCTCCATTTTCATCGTTTAATTCTGATTCATCTTGAGGCTCTTCTATTACTGGATACACTTCTAAATCAACAACTTCACCATCTATAACAGATTGTCCAATATGAGGATTGACTAGCGTATGATCATATTGAATACATTCTGCACCAGTAACTTCTTCTGCAACCTCTTTTGATTGTGAAAGAATTAAATTAGATATTTTTCCATCTTCAACAACAATAAAATGTAACATTATTTACACTCCTTAGCAAACATAAATAACAACTCTTCCTACGCCACCTGCTTGAGCAACACCAGCAGCAAATCCACCACCTGCACCACCTGAACCACTACCACCGAAACCACCAGTTCCTCCTGTTACACCACCGTTAGTTGCAGAACCACCTAGTTGATTGCTACCAAACCCAGCACTATATCTATAATCAGTAACTTGGAACCCAGATCCACCACCGCCACCGCCATTTAAGTTTACTGCAACTGGATTTGGTAAATTATATGCTGTTAAAACTGTAAAACTTGTTGCGGTTGCTGAACCACCAGCCTGTCCTGCTGTATTACTTCCATTCAAGCCTGATGATCCACCACCGCCAGTTCCACCAGTAATTGTTGCATTGGTTGCCACTTGACTTGTTGCTGTTCCTCCAGCATTTGTTCCTGTTCCAAATCCACCTTGTGCTCCACCATTTGCTGAAGCAATAATAACTGAACTTGGATTAGTAATTTTAGATTGACCGCCTGCTGCTGCAACAGTTACTGTATAAACTTGATCTTGTGTTATAGAATATTCTTGAAAAGCAACTGCTCCTGCTCCTCCACCACCTTTTCCGCCACCACTATTAGCACCAGAGTTTCCAGATGCTACTTGACCATTTCCTCCACCACCATAAACAATTGCAGCCATTTTGCTGTATCCTGTTGGAATTGTGTATGTTGTACTTGATGTTGCAGTAAGCGCTTCTTTATAAACAAAAGGAGGAGTTACTGGTGCAGCATTTGCTGTTGAACTTCCAAATCTATTTTGTGATGCAACTGCAAAGGTATATGCTCTTCCACCATTTTGACGAGTTAGTGTTACTGAAGTTGCAGTTGTTGTAGCAGTGGTTGTAAAACCACCTGATGCTGTTCCAGTTACTGTGTATGCTGTTGGAACTGCCCCTTTTGTATCTGCAGTCCAAGTTACTGTAACATCTGTAGTTGTTGCTGATGTTGTTGCTGTAGCAGTTGTAACTGGTAACGGAACTGCTGATGGTGTTACGCCTTGACTAAAATTATTAACTGCCATTATGAAATCTCACTTCCAAAAATATTAAAATTTACTAAACCAGTAGAAGAATACACAGAAATAACATCTGTTGTTGCAAGTGTAAGTCCAAGTGTAAGTGCTGTTGCATCAAGAGATGGAACTGTAATATCATATGCAATATACATATTCTGAGCAATTGATGCTCCTGCTGGACGAATTGCAATTCTAAAACTTGCTGGTGAAGGACCAAAATTAGTTATAACTGCTGTAGAAACTACTGTGGCCCTATCTGCTGGAACAGTATATGCTGTAGTCAATGTGTTCGCACTTGGATTTGACTGTGCTAAAACCTTATATACACTTGCCACTGTTTATCCTCCCATTAGCATTAGCGTTGCTGTTAACGCTTCTGGAACATCGTCCCATGAAGTAATTGTACCATTTGTTTTTAAGTACTTACCATCTTTTCCTGTTTGACTAGGAATGAGACTTCTCCAAGAAGATCCATCATAATATTGTATTTCATTAACAATAGTTCCCGATGAATTTTGTCTTATTAAACATATTATACCACTAGTTGGAGATGTAATTGCTGCATCTCTGGCTGCTGGATTTAAAAAGTTGTTTATACCTTTTTTTCCTACAAGGTGATCCACAATGCTAACTGTAGATAAAAATGTATGATCGCTTTGCCACTCATATGATGCAGCAGTATTTACAACACCAGATATTAAATACCAAGTATCTGACTCTGAACTATAGATATAGGCTGGTTTTCCTGTTTCGTCATATAGCACTGGCATTATGTGAACCTAACCCATGCTGGTGAATTATTGCTTGCTGTAGCATTTGCATTAGTAATTGTTGGTCCAAGATCAGACTCTGCTGAAACTGATGCAACCATCTTTGGAGACAATCCCGCAATTTGTGAATACCCAGCAGATCCAGAAGATGCTAGTTTTGCATTTGTTGTTTGACCTACAAGAATTACTGATGCTGCATATCTAGTTCCAGCAACAAATGAATAAGTTGATGGATATCCTCCAGTTGTATTAAATGCTTTTGTGTAAACGGTATTTGTTGATTGAAAGAGTGTTGTGTCATTTTCTGTTCTTGCAACAAGTGAAAGCGCTTGTGTTGATGGATTAACTGTATAAACACCCATCCTTGCTAGCGTTGCTCCATTAGATGCAACTTCTGCGGAAGACATAGAAATATTATTTGCAGTAAAATTAAATAATGGAGTAAAGTAATAGAAATAAATAGTTGCATTAGAAATAGTTGATGAAGAATTAACTGTCCATCTTGGCATGATATCTAAAGCGGTAGATGATTGACCACTCCAAGACTGTATTGTGCTAATTGGCATAAGTACCGTACTATCTACAACTAAGTTGCTAGAACTTATTGTTAAACCATAACCGTAGCCTAAAGATAGGTTTGCAGATGTGTTGGTACCAGAATTAGTTATTGGAGCATTTACTGCAACTATTCCAGAAGGACCAATATTAATTAAATCAAATGTGCTTGTTGTAGAGTTATAGGCATACATTTCTTTTGGACTTGTATCTTTATCTACCCAAATTAATCCGTTGGCTAGACTTGAAGATGGTGCTGTATTTGTATATACTGCTGTTGCAGAGTTTGGGACTGTTGGAGTTGTACCATTTTTATCTACCCAAATAAAATCATCCTGTAAAGCATTTGGTGGAAAATCTCCAGCAACTGGTACGTTATTTTGTGCTGATGCAAATTTTTTGTTTTCTAAAGCAGTTATATCTGTCTGTATATCATAAATTGTTTTAGCAATAGAGGGTGTTAAAAGTTCTGCTGGATCTGTTTCGTTTGGGTCAAAATCATATGAACCGTAGTGGTATGCTCTTAAGGCTGACTTGATATCAGCATCGTCTACGTATGCAGGAATCTTGGTTGGTATAAGTATTCCGATATTTTCTACAGCCATGTTTTCACCTCTACTAGATTATACCATTTTTATACTATAGAAATAAATAAATGAATTTTTTTACTTCCAGATAGGTTTGCCCATGCGCTTCCATTATAATAAATTCCTTTAAAATTAAGAACTAAATTTGTTCCTGGAGAAACCAGTGCTGGAATTGCAACTGATGAAGCGATTGGGTCTGTTCCTTCAATTGAATATTGAATATTAAAATTTGAAGCGGTAAGTGGAGAGCCAGTAACTGTAACAATATTAGCAACTGGAATTGTAATACTTGCGCTACCAGTTGTAAATGTTGTTGTTTCAATTGATGAATATATTGCTGGATTAATACTTAAAATCTCAACCCAAGCATCTCCTCCAGGTTGAGAAATATATTGATACATATATCCATAGTCAGTTCCTGGGTTTGTATTTATATAAAGATCATTGTAAATAGGTGTCTGTCCAATATCAACAACGTTTGGATCTCCAGAACCAACAAAAACTTGACTTCCTCTTTGTCCTGTTGGTCCAATATCAACTTGAAGGTTTATTGTTTCTGGAGGACCAAGAACAACTACATCATCTGTGTTTAGTAATACATCAACCATTATGACTCAATTGATCCAGTAATGTCTTGTGTTACCGTTATTGTTCCAGTTAAAATTGTATAGATTGTTGAAGCCCCTGAGTCAATTTGAACATCATAAACATATGTGCCTGGCTCAAGGCTTCTTCCAACACCTGGCAAAATTGTGCAAGTAACTGTATCTGTAGTTCCATTTACAACTGCTTGGCCTTCAAGATATGTTGTAGCGCTTGGCCCTCTAACGTTTGCAATAAAAAAGTCTGCGTTATAACCAGTTAGATCAAAGGCTGTTCCATTTGCTGCTCTTGGACGAATCACAAATTGAGCGGTATCGCCACGATAGTAATTAAAATTATATGTACCTGGAAATGCCATTTATGACTCCTGTATCTGTGTTGTTAAATTTTGAACTTTAAAAAAAATATTATTTACTTTAACCACGGGTGGCAGAAGTGTATTTACTGAACTAATCTTAACAACTATATTTGTTGGAATGCTCATAGACTTCCTCCTGGAGTTATATCGCCTATAACAGTAATTGTACCAATAATTGGAGTCCAGATTGTATTTTCTCCTGTTACTGGAATATTTACTTGTAAATCAAATGGTAATTCTGCAACTACGCTTTTATATGAATTACCCCAGTTTAAAGTTGTTGATGCTGGTGCTGTAATGGTTACTGAGTTGCCATTTACTCTAGTTATAAGTTGATCTAAAACTCCACCGTTTGTGTCATATGATGTTGCTTCATATGTCCACCCAGTACAGTCAAACGCTGTTTTCTCATCATTTTCAAAGAAATCTACTGTTAGTTCTGCGGTATCTCCACGCACAACAGTCCACTGTATGTTAATTGGGTTATTACCATATTTTTGAATTGTTGATGAACACATAATAAATGATTATACCATAAAATAAGGCTAGACACCTAGGCGCAGTGGGGTGGGGTAGAACCTAGGTGCTAGCATTAAAAATTATAACATTATATTATGATAAATAGGACAATTGTAACAAAACGTTATAAATAGTATAAAGTATAACAAAAAGTTATAAAACCAGAGTATTAAGAAATTGTTACCAAATTGTTATAATGACTTTTGCATAAAGTGTAAAAATCCAGAGTATTAAAGTGTATACTTAAAATATATAAAGAAAAGAATAACTAGCAAGTAAAGTTTTTAAAATATCTTTTATATATAATATATAGTAAATTATTTTTTAGAATGATCTTTAAAATGTTCAAGAATAAGATCAAATAGTTTGTCAGTTTTTTCCTCTAGGCGATTAACGGAATCTTTTAAACTGGATCCTGAATTTGGCTTAAGTTCGCTTAAATAATGTTTTACGAGCCATTTGATTCCGCCAGCAACAATTCCAAGAATTGATAAAATTGAGAGTGTGAGCGCAGCCCAATCTTGTGGTGTCATATAAATTATTATATCATTATTTGAGATAAAATTCGGCGGGAAACAACAAAGCCGAAAATAGAGATAACAAACCAACATAAGACACAATACGACTGCAAGCAGTCTAATAATGTCAATAGGATGTAATAACTATATTTGCTTATAGTCCCGATATGAGTTATAATGAGATGTGCTAGATACAATTAAGAATATTCTTATTGAAGGTTTAATAGAAAAGTTAAAGATACATCATAGTGTCTATAGACTTCCCTGCACATCAGAATTTTTAGAAG